TTTAAAGAGACCTTTTTATGCAGACAAAGAAGCTCCTGTTAACACATATTCAAATCTGTATGCCCTTTCAAATGAAGAAAGAGCAATCGAACAGAGTGTATCAGACCAAATCGACAGTAAAGTAGGCAAGTTCTTTTATAATGCCGGAGTTTCTACATTAAAATCAGCAGAGGCTATGGCTATTTCCAAAGGATTAGGCAACATTGTAGGCATTGATGCCGCATCAAAACTTGGACAGATGGCTACACTTCCTATTTTTGGAACATCAGCATTTGCTTCCACAGTAAAAGAAGCACAGGACAGAGGATTTTCCGCAGACAAAGCCATTCAGAAAGGCCTTGCAAGTGGTATGGCTGAAATGATTTTTGAAGAATTGTCCTTAGACAAGGCTTGGGGAACATTACAGAATGCCAAACTCGGAAAGGGTGGACTCAGAAAGAGACTTCTTGACATCTTTATGGGTGCCGGTATTGAAGGCTCTGAAGAAATTTTTACTTCTTTGGCAAACCACATTAGTGATCAGGTAATCAACGGAGATTTTTCCGATTATCAGACACAGGTAAGAATGAATGTTGAGAACGGCATGAGTCTTGATGAAGCCACAAGAACGGCTAAAAAGGACTTTCTTACTCAGTTGGTAGAGGATGGTCTTGCCGGAGCAATTAGTGGTGGCTTCATGAACGTTGGAGCAGCCACAGTAGGTTCAATCAATTACCACAACACGGCTAAGAACGTAAACAACAATGCAGAGCTTAAAAAAGAAGTATATGAGTCTGCCAAAGGTTTGGAAGGCACAACGGCAGCAGAGATAGCTAACAGTAAGTCTGTGGAACAGATTACCGAGAATGATATGGTAGAAATCATTCATTCAATGGAAGAGGCTACACAGAGAGATGCCCATGACATTGCCAAAGAAACTCTGATTAAGATGGGCGAATCTGAAGAATCAGCAGAAAAAAAGGCCAATGCCATTGTTGAGATGTCCACACAGGAAAATCCCACAGAGGATCAGGAAGCCAAGAATATTGAATTGGTATCCGATGACAAGAATGCAGAGGCTTATGCCAATGTATTGAAGTCAAGAATGGCACAGAACACAGTAAGTGATATCTATGAGAATAACCAGGTAGTAGGCAAAAAGCGCAAAGGCGGTGTGGATGCCTACGTTGGTGACAAGCAGATTAAAGTATATGATTTTGCAGATGTGGCGAAAGGAAAGGTTAACACTTCCGTAGGAGTCATGTCTTTAAGTGATGCCAAAATGGATGAAAATACCGGAAGGTTATTCAGAACGGCATATGTCTTTGAAGACACACCTACATCCAATGCATACATTGAGAATTACAAAGGACAGAATCTGTCCGATTACTCAACGGCAGCCATGAGAGCTTTTGTGGTTGGTGCTTCCGGTGCAAAGTTTGAGACCTTCTTAAACGATGCAAGCAACGCATATGCCATTGAAGCGGTAAATGACAATGCATTCTTACAGGAAATGTACTTCCACGGACAGAACACGGCCAAAAAGGAAAATGTTGCGACAGTTGATAAAACACAGGCAGAGCCTAAAAAAGTAAGCGGTGAGAATGCCCTTAATTCTGTGTTTAATGAAGTAGCCAAGGTATTTAACCTTAACATTGAAACAAGCGGTGAAACGAGCCAATCAAGCGGTTCATTCGTGCCTTCTTTACTCAAGATTAATCTCAATGAGAAAGAATCCAAGAATATGTATCAGACCTTGCATCATGAGCTTATGGAATACTCCAAAGCATATGCTCCTGAAGCCTATGAGAGACTTAAGAGTGCGGTTATGGACTTTGCTACAAGTAAGTTAGGCTCTCCCAAGGTTAAGATGCATTTAGAGGCATACAGAGACACATACAGAGGCTTTGGCCGCAAGGTTGGAGATCAGGCAGAAGCAAGCAAGAACATAGCAGATGCCACAGACGAGTATGTTAATGACTTTGTTGCCCAGGTTATGACTACAGAGGAAGGCATCAATCAGTTTGCTGAGTATTTGTCCGAAAAAAATATGTCCGAATCTGAAAAGACATCCATTATTCAAAGCATTAAGGACTTTATTCAGAAAATTATTGACACCATCAAGTCCTATTTAACCGGCAAAAACGGCATGAATATCGGTTCAAAAGATGCCAAGATGCTTGAACAGTATACAGAAGACCTTGCAAACATCCGGGACTACATTGAACAGGCTTGGGATGAAGCAAGAGAAGAAGTAATAGTACAGTTGACGAGCAAAACAAAAGATGATGTGACAGATGAAAATTTGAAGTATAGCATCAGAACAGAAGCAGCACCACAAAAGACTTTGAAAGGCTATAAAGTTTTTGTGGCATTTAAAAACAAGCCAGGCGAATTGTATCCACCTATGGTTGCTTCCCCTGAAGGTCTTCCCACACCTGTAGGACTTTGGCTCAATGCCGACACAGGCGAATTGGCAAGAGACAAAGAAGGTAATATCATCACTACAAAAGGTGGCCAAGGTTATGGCAAAAGGGTACAGGTAAAACAAGGTGGAAAAGGCACAAAAGGTGGAAGTGGAACACTTGCGTGGAGACCAGGATGGCATTTGGGTGAATATCCGGATGCAAAACAGTTTGCGGTTAAAGACCCTATAACCGGAGAATTAAAAGCATTATTCCCTGAAAACTTCATTTTTGCAGAGTGTGAGATAGCAGCAGATGAAGATTATCAGCTTGAAGCAATGGAATATGGAATAAGTAAAACAGGCAAATTCAACAGAACATATGCCGGATTGCCTTATATTCCTAAAAACGGATATTACAAGTACAGAACAAACCCGGACCCTCAGACATCTCCTTGGTACATAACCGGTGCCATGAAAGTTACCAAAATTTTGGACGATGAAGACATTCGTAAAATATGTAAGAAGTTTGGTGTAACTCCTTTAGCAAGAAGAGGCGGTGATATTAACCTTGAAGAATTTGGATTTAAAAAGGGTAATGTAACACCAACCAAAGACACATCAAAGTATGCCAAGCCGGTTGATTACTCTGACGAAATCAGACAGTTAGAAGGCTATCAGATTAATGGCCGACTCGATTTTAATGACAAAAATGTTATTAATGAGTTTAAAATCAACAATTTAGATGCTTCAGAATACGAAAAACAGTACAACAAAGAAACTCATTCGCTTAACGTAGATTCCGAAGGAAAAGAGTTAAGTCCTGATCAGATAAAGTATTTTAAAAACTCTAAGATGAGAGACAAAAACGGCAATCTGAAAGTTATGTGGCACGGCTCAAGGGGCGGCGGATTTACAGTATTTGACCCTCGGTTCTCTGATGACGGAACAAGTATTTTCTTTACTGATGACGCAAACGTAGCCAAAGGTTATTCTTCTGCAAGTCTAAAAAACAGATACGGAGTTTTTGCACCAGGGGATTCTCCTAAAGAAATGTTAGACGCACTTTGTGATTATTGGAGAGAGTCATACGAAAAGTATTCATACGATATTGACGGAAACACCATTACCATGAAACATGAAAAGCGGTCTGACTATGACGGAAGTTGGGAAGTTGTAGACTCAAAGAGTTTTTCAGGCGAAACACTTGCCGAGGCATTTGAAAAAGTCAGAAGTGAATACTTTATGGATGAAAATCCTTATGACTACACCAATTACAAGGTTTATCTGAATCTCACAAATCCATTTGTTGTTGACGCAAAAGGCAATTATTGGGATGAAATCGAATGGGAGCCGGAAGAAATAAAAGACATGGGCAAATATCGAAATATAATAAATGCCTATGATAAAAAAATAGAAAATGAAGAAAAAACCACAAAAGCAGAAGATGCAGAATATTACAATGCAATTGACCGATACAGAGAAATGGAAGATTTCTTAAATTCTTATGGTTCTACCACAAGAGGAATTGCACGATATGCCAAGGAAAGAGGCTATGACGGAGTCATTTTCGAAAATCTTATTGACAATGCCGAAGGTGGTTATAACACATCAACAGTAGCCATAGCATTTAATGCAAATCAGATTAAGTCCGTCAATAATTTACATCCCACGGAGCATGAAGACATTCGTTATAGCCTTGATGTAGAAGATTGGGAAGCAGACTTCTTTGCTGAGATGACTTCAGAGCAGAAAGAAGTAAGTAAGATTCTCACGGAAGGACTCAAGAGTCTTGATAATATTGAAGTGAATAAGAAAATCACGGATAAGATAGCAAGAGAAATCAAGGCAGAGTATAAGTCGAGAATCAATACCAAGACTCTTTCAGACTCACTTCAGAAGATATTCGCATATATGCTTGACTCCGGAAGTCCGGGATATGCAGATATCGTAGAAATCATGAAGGAAGTCGGAAGACCTGTCATTGAACAAGCAACAGAAGTCAACCAGGCTGAAAAGCAGATGTATGACCATCTGATGGAGACATTAAAGACTTATAAGATAAGACTTAATGATTCTCAGAAAGCAGAGGTAGCTAATACATTCGGAACATATTACGGATACAAGAATGCTTTGTTTGGCAAGGCGGTATTTTCAGAGTCCGGTTCCGATTTGGATGGCCTTTGGACAGAAATAGTCGATGCATCAAGCGGTTTACTCGATTATGGCACGAATCCGGCTGACCAACCTATGGCATTGTATGAGATTATCGAAGCTTTAAAACCCTCACAGACCAATATGTACGGTGCGGATCAGGAAGAAGCAGCCTACGATGTAGCCTTAAGTATATTCAGAAAGTTCCTTGTTGAACAGGAATATGAGAACAATCCTAAGTTAAGAGCAGAAGCCTTAAAACTTACAGAGGCTCAACAGAATTACAAGAAGAGACTTAAGGAAAATTACGAAAAACGATATAAAGAAGAAACCGAGTCCTTAAGAAGAGAACGTGAGATGAACATGAAGCGGTTGGCAGCCGAGATTAAGTCCTTATCAGAACAGGAAGCCGATGCTTTAAAGGGTTCAATTGAACAGGCATTCTTAATCAGACAAAAAAATCAGTATGAATATCGTTTAAAGAAGTTAAGAGAGTCCAAAAACGAAGAGACCGACAGAAAACTTGCTGAGTTAAGGGCAAAGCAGAGAAATTCGCAGACCAAACGAATTGAAGGCAGAATGATTACCCAGGCGAAAGCAAGGATTAGGAAGAATGTCGAGACATTGAATTCAATGCTTGCCCACGGCACAGAGAATCGTCATGTACCCATCAACATGGTTAGAAGCACCATAGAGATGTTGGAAGCAATCGACATCAATACCGGAAACTCCAAGAGTTTGGCAAAGTACCTTGAAAAGATGGAAAACATCTATACAGGCCTTAAAGATGCAGAAGCATATGCTTTTGACTACGATGAGCGCACAAGACAGAACATCGATAACCTAAAGAAACTGTTTGCCGACAGAAACTACACACAGTTAAGCCTTGATGAGTTAAACCAGGTAGTGGATATAACAAAGGCATTAATTCAGCAGATTCAGAACGCAAACAAGCTGATGCTCAAGAAGAAAAAAGCCGATGCGGTAGAGTTTTCAAGAGAAGCCATCAGAGAAGTAAGAGAAGCCAAGCACATAGACAATGCGTTTATGAATGGCCTTGACCATTACCTTACTCCACACTTGAACGCTTTCAGAGAGTTCCGTAAGTTGTCCGGGTATAAGGATGGCAGATTGATGGAATTGTACAGAGACCTTGACGAAGGACAGTTGAAGCAGATTTCTGTGATGAGAGATATCAACGAATTGTTTGACGATGTCTTGAAGAACACTAAGGAAGTCAAAAACTTCACTTCCACAGATGAAAAGGATTTGGTTGATTCCGGACTCAAAGACGAAAAAGGCAATCCTGTAATGATAACCAAAGCACAGAGAATGTCCATCATAATGCATTCCTATAACGATAGGAACATGGAGCATATAATCTATGGCGGTATCAGAGTTCCTGATCTCACCAAGAAGGACAGAAAAGAAGCTTTGGCACGTGCCAAAATATATTTCTATGTACCACCTACAGACATAAGAGCAGCAATCCTGGGTGACGATGTTGAGAGATTAGAGCTTATAACCGAAAGAGCAACAATGAAGGTTAAAGAGCTTGAAAAACAGTTGAGTCCTTGGGAAAAAGAATTCTTGGCAAAAGTCAAAGAGATGTTTTGGCACAAGACCGGTGGCTATATCAATGAAACTTCCCTTAAGTTAAAGGGATATGCATTGGCAAGAGTAGGAAAATACTTCCCTATTCCTACAGACCAAAACTTCATTAAGAAAGACATCGGTAACTTGGTTCAGGATGGCACACTTGAAGGCAAAGGCTTCTTGAAAGAAAGAAAGTTCGGCAGAAACGCAATAATCCTTGAAGACATCACGGACACAATCTTAAGACAGACCAATGATGTGGCCAAGTACATAGGACTTGCGATTCCGTTAAGAAACCTTAACATGGCATGGAACACCACAGTATTTAGCAATGCGGTAGCCGATACACTTTCCAATGCGGTAAGTAACGCATGGGGTAAGAATAACGTGGATTACATCTCCAACCTTGTAGTAGACCTTACAAGCAGAAGAGATGGCGGTGATGCTACCTTCCTTGATGCAATGAGAGGAAGATTTGCCGGAGCCGTACTTACACTTAATCCGAGCGTATCAATCAAACAGGCAGCCTCTTACTTCACGGCCGGTGCCATTGTAGGAAACAGAGTCCTTGCCAAGACCGCAAAGGACATCGGAAAAGGATTTTTTAAAAAGCAAGGCATAGCCGAGCTTGAAAAAATCAATCCATTACTGTGGTATCGTAACCAAGGCAACGCAACACAAGAGCTTGCAGACATGAAACGGACCGGGTTCGGAAAGAATCTTCCCATCAAAGTTCAAAGAGCATTGAATTGGGTAGAATTCATGGATACCGGCACAGTAAGAACACTTGAGTATGCAGCCAAGAATTACGTTGATGCAAACTTTAACTTAAGCGGTGCTGAGTATTGGAATAAAGTAAGCGAAGTCTTCACTCAGATAGTAGAGCAGACCCAGCCTAACTACACACCACTTCAGCAGGCAGATATCATCAGAAATCCTAATAAGGCATTAAAACTCTTGGTAATGTTCAAGACTCAGCCTTTACAGAACATGGGAGTTATCTACGATGCTATCGGAGAGTTAAAGACAAGGGTCAAAGAAGGTGCTGACACCAAGGAAGCCAAGCAAAAACTTATAAGAGCCATCACAAGCCAGGTACAATCCGCAATGACCTTCAGCATGATGACAATACTTGCAAATCTTCTCTTACACAAGTTTTATAAGTATAAAGACGATGATGACAAGTTTTCATGGGAAAAGGTTCTTGAAGAGTTCGGGTCCGGAATCACAAAGTCATTTTGGGGAATGCTCCTTTTCGGACAGGAATTGGTTGATGCTCTTCAGAGTTTGTTAAACGGAGAGAAGATGAATGGACTTAACGTTTCATTCCTTGACAACATTGCCAACCTTGGCAATGCTTGCATGAATCTTCAGAAGCAGACTCAAAAGAGACTCGATGCCAAGACCGAAGCTGACAGACAGAAGTACAACAACGGCATTCTTATCTATGGTGGCAAGGTTGCTGATTACATCGGACAGATAGGCGGTGTTCCGGTAGGAAACTTAAAGAACATGATAGAGTCCCTGATTCTTTACGGATTGGATGTGTCTGAAGGCAAAATCGGAGTGTCCGAGATATCCACCAAGGTGGACTCTCAGTATGACAGAATGTATGAAGCATTATTGGCCAATGACAGAGAGAGATACATGAAGCTCTTTAATGAAATGGTTGAAGTCAAGACTTCCGATGGAAAGACACAGGCTGAAGCCGAAAAGAGTGTAAATGACTCAGTTAAGTCTTATATCAAGCAAGGGTACGCAGCCGGAGAATTAACTTACGATCAGGCATACACAATCCTTACCAAAGATATTGGCATGAGTGAAAATGATGCATATTACAAACTTGACGAGTGGTTATACAAGTCCGAAGGAAATGACTCATACACAAAGTATTCAAGAATGAAAGATGCGATTGACGAAGTCATAGGCGGTAAAGTAGACCGTACAGACATCAAAACCACAATTACAGACTTGATGAAAAACGGAGTATCAGCAGAAACGGTCCGGGGACAAATAACCAAGACCTATAAGACACAGTATTTGGAATTAAAATCCAAAAATCAGGCATCAACACTTAAGAGCATTCTTCTTACGGCATACATGGCAACAGGAATGACCGAAGACGAAGCAAACAAAAAAATAGATGCGTGGAAATGAGAGAGATAGGGGAAGAAATTCCCCTATCTTTTTATCTATGATTAAAGAAAGAAAGGAGCCAAGCATGATTAATCCTATTACATACGTTAAATTACTTTGGAAAAATAAAGAAACGGCCTTAACCACACCGGTTAATGCAAACAACTTAAATCGCATGGAAAACGGCATTGATGCTGTTACAACGCAGAGCAATGCAATAGCAGAAGTGGTAAATGCTTTAACTACAGATGTAATCGCAATTAAGATAGTAGATTCAGAAGACGAGCTTCCGGAAATAGGAGCAGCCAAAACAATATACTATGTAAAACAGGAGGAAGAAGAATAATGGTAAAAAGAGACGGAATTTATTATTTAGAGAATTCAGAAAAGACAAATTTACCCACAGAAACAGACCCTTCTTTGGCATCTAATGCGGTAAGAGAAGGCGAAAAATATTATGTGGCCGACACCGGCGAAGTCGGAGTATTTTTAAACGGCAGATGGGTAAGTCCCTCAAGCTCAGATAACACACCAAGTGAAGAAGAGCCAAGCGAAGAAGAGCCTAACGAAAACGAGCCTAACGAAGAAGAAACATAAGGGGGTGTAAATTATGGCAGACAATTGGTTATTGGCAAAAGGTGCAGCCGCAGCCGAAATGAAAGCGTATGTAGATGATACCCTCAAAGAAGCCGGAGCGTTAAAAGGTGTGCCTTGCCAAATTGATAGTATTGAATCAATAACAGGTGGCAAAAGAGTTAATTTTGTGTGGGAAGACAACGAAGGTCAGGAACATACAGACCACATGGATGTAATGGATGGAGAAGATGGCAAAGACGGTACTGATGGCACAGATGGTACAGATGGCAAAGACGGTAAAGATGGCAGAGACGGAATAGATGCTATACCGGCTAAAGTAGTGTCAGAGGAAACCTCTTATAGTACCGCACTTGAAGCAGACAAATACTACAAATTTGGTGAGTTAACAAGCTTTGCTCTTTCTTGTGATAACACATGGCTTACAGACACAGAGCATATGCATGAATATATGTTTGAATTTGAAAGTGGCAGCACTCCCACAACGTTTACATATGACTCAACTAATCTTGTATTGTTGGATGAAGACTTTACAGTTGAAGCATCTTCAAAATACCAAGGAAGCGTACTTGAAGGCATTATTATCATAGCAAAGGTGGGATAATATGAATCTTTTTAGAAGAAATTTGCTTTTGCTTGCATCAAAACCTAAAAATGTACGGCCATTAGTACCGCAGACAGGCTACCCTCAGCTTAAGACTACACCGACAAAAGGTATGTTGATAATCGGTAAAGATGACGATACCGCAGATGAAGCCGGATTTGTTCGTATGCTTAAAGGATACGGATTTAAGTTTGTTTTAAATACCGAGGCCGGAGATATAAACAGAAACCTCACAAGTGACTCAGACACATCGGTATCATTGTATCCCGAAACAACAACGGCACAATTTCCTAACGGAACAAATGTTACTGACCTTTGCAAGTACGTTGTTGCAAATGACTTAGGCGAAATTGCACTACATGATTTATCGGCATATACATTGTGGAGTAGCGCACATCTTGACGATTATATAGATGGCTTTTACACAACGTATGAAACAGGTGGTGGTACAAAGACAAAGGCAGAACTTAAACAGGCAATCCTTGAGAAGTATGCTGATACTGATGTTGCACAGGGTGCTTCAAGAGTTGCGGAGCAAAGAGCAATCCTTGAGGAAGCAATCGGCTCATATGTACTCACTATCGGAGCATGGGGCGGTACACCAAATATTGTTATTGATAGCATTACAGTCGGCACTTTCCAAAACTTAAAGACAAATTACAATTCACTTGCAAGAAGGAATAACTACTACGCTGATTCAAACCTCGCAGAGTATAGCCTTAATAAAGGCACTCTTCCTTATTCAATAACAAGGGATTCAACCTTTACCGCAGCAAACGCAGCAAGGTTATGTCAGGCTATTTATTCCGACAGATGGGTTGTAGAAATCTTTGGACATTCCATTATCAATTATGGAACGGCTCAAGAGTGGGAAGACTTCAAGGATGTTCTTGACACGATTAAAACCTATGTTGACAACAATCAGGTTGAAATTATTACACGAAAAGATTTGTACAACCGTATTGAATTTGTATCCAACCCTATTAAAGCAATATCAGTTTCGACGGACGAAACCGAGTATCAAGTAGGTGCAACAATTACGGAAGCAAACTTTGTATGTAAGGCTACCCTTAACGATGATACAAAGGTTAATTGTGCATCAGACCGCATACTTGATTTGTCAAACGTAGACACTTCAACCGCCGGAGCATACACAGTAACAATGTGGTATCGTGGATTTAAGACTACTTGCACAGTTACAGTAGTAAGTAGCGGAATGACACTTCCTCAATGGGTGTCCGAGCAAACAAGCGGATACTATCAGACATTCAGATTCACCAATGACACAGACAAGTGCTATTGTATTTATCTTGCAGAAGCAAGTGGTGGATTCAATGGTGGAGCGTATACTTACGGTGGTGCTTGGATTTGGAGGCCTAATACATCACAGAAAAACATGAGAATTTTCTACTCCGCAGATGGTTCGACAACGTGGACTCAGCTTTGCAACACAAATGCGCCCGCATCGCTAAAATCCAATGTATCTACATACTTCGGAGAGTATACCTTTGGTGCGAGCGTAGCACTTACATTAAATACGGTGGTACACATCACAACATAATCTTGTCTATAGGGCATTAATACACATCAGCATAGGCGGTACGATTGTACCGCCTATATAAAAAAGGAGCAATATGGCAGAAGCAAGATATGACACATTATTAACTAAATTAAGAAAAGCTTTTGTTGGAACAGGGACGGGATATAACAAACTTAAGGCCGGCTATGTTTACGAAAACGGAACGTATGTAAAGGTGTGGAGTGGTGCAACCAAAGTATATTATTACGATGGTAATACCCTGTTAGGAATGGAAGAAGTAGCTGAAGGAGAAGATGTGCTACATCCCTCCGTTTCTACAAGTAAAGAAGGCTACACATTATATGGATGGACTAATGAAAACGGTTCGGAAGAACGAGTAACCACATTAAAGGCATCAGGGGAAGAAATGACCCTTTATGCACTTTACACTTCCAACACTCCGATTACAATTGCCACAGGTTCTATTACAGGGGCAGCCTATGAACCGAATTATACACCAGGAACAAAGAACACAAACTATATTACAGGCGATATTGGTGACAAAGTTTCGTTGTATTATAACGTTGGAACAAATACAAAAACATTTGCCTTTACCCTTAATAAAAAGCGGTATGGCAAAGCACAGGTTGTTTTCTGCAAAGGTACGCAAGGAAACGGAGTCAGCAAACTTGATAATCAAACGTTTTCAAACAATTCTGTTTTTGAAAATATAGCAAGTGGAACACACACATTTACTCTTACTATTGAGAACGATTATGCAAGCACTTGGGCAATTAATGCATCCGGCATTAAAAGTTTAGTATTATCTGAGCCGATAGCATGGGAATAAAATTTCACAAAATTTAGAGGTAGGGGAAGAATCACAATGATTCTTCCTTTTACAATAGAATTAACAAAAGAAAGGAGATATATTCATGATAAATTGGAAAGTTAGAATTAAAAATAAGAATTTTTGGTTATCATTCATTCCGGGAGTATTGCTCTTTATTCAGGTAGCAGCATCGGTTTTCGGATTCACACTTGACTTTGGTGAGCTTGGAAACAAACTGATTGAGGTAGTGAATGCGGTCTTTCTGCTTCTTTCAATCATGGGTGTGGTTAATGACCCTACCACAGAAGGATTTGGTGACAGTACCCAGGCTATGACTTACAACGAGCCGAAGAGGAAAGTATAATGGCAATTTATAATATTGAATCAGCTTTGTTTATATACAATTTCTTTAAGGCAAAAGGCTTTAAAGAGTTTACGATAGCCGGATTACTTGGAAATTGGCTTGTAGAGTCTTTCTTGCGTTCCGACAATGCTCAGAACAGTTACATGAACAAGTTTGGAGAAACGGATGAGTCCTACACCAAGAAGGTTGATGAAGGCACATGGAAAAGACCCGATACCGGAGCTACATTTACCACAGACTCAGTTGGTTATGGACTTGCCCAATGGACATCATCAGGCCGTAAAGCCGGGTTACTTGAATTATGTAAGTCTATCGGTGTATCCATTTCAAATATGGCTGCTCAATGCGAATATGCATATAGGGAAATCACACGGAGTAAGTCCTTGGTCGAAGAGCTTAGACAGGCATCAAGTCCCGAAGAGGCAGCCGTAATCCTTATGGTGAAGTATGAGAGACCGGCAAGCAAGGATGACCCTGAAAAGCAGAAAATCAGAGCAGACTATGCAAGAATGTTTTATAACGATTTTTGTGTTTCTGAGGTGGCGGAAGCGCCTAACCACACTAAGAGTCCGTTAACAGATTTGACTATGTTATCCCCTAATAATTCCGGACAACGTAAGTATGATGTAACAAGAATTACACCACATTGTACGGCGGTTTCTATTACGGCAAAGAGAATAGGCGAAATTTTCACTCCAACATCAAGAAATGCATCGTGTAATTATGGCATCGGAAATGATTTGAAAATTGTTTGCTGTGTTGAGGAACAGAATCGGAGCTGGTGTTCAAGTTCTGCCGATAATGATAACAAAGCAATCACGGTTGAATGTTCAAGTTCAAATAAGGCGCCTTATCCGTTTGACAATGGAGTTTTTGAAAAGCTTGTAGACCTGTGCATAGATATATGTGTAAGATACGGCAAAACCGTATTGTTATGGATACCGGATAAAAACACGGCATTAAATTATAAAGTTAAAGACAATGAAATGCTTTTGACCGTACACAGATGGTTTGCTGCTAAGGCTTGCCCTGGTGACTGGATGATGGCAAGAATGGCAGAATTAGCCGACACAGTAACAAAGAAGCTTAACCAAAATGTTATTGTGCCTGAGACTGACTATATAGAATATGTGGTTAAGTCCGGAGACAGATTGAGCAGAATTGCGGTTGCTTATCATACCACAGTTAAGGCAATACAGGCTATTAATCCTAAAATAGTGGATCCTAACATAATTAGTGTTGGCCAGGTAATCAAGATACCGGTGGATAAGGCAAAGGCACAAAGAATTGCTGAGATAAGAGCGCAGATAGCAGCCTTAGAAGCCGAGTTAAGAGAATTGGGGGTGGATGTATGAAAGCAATACAAATTCTCCCAATAGTCTTATCGGCCATTGCAATTGTGGTAACAGTAGTCATAGCAATCATCAACATGGGCAAATCCAACAACAAGGAAGAGAAAGAAGAGGCGAAAGAATTCTCAATGGCATTGGCTGACATCAACCATGTTAAGACCGGTATCGATAAGATACAGGATGACATTCGTAGAATGGATGAAAATCAAAGCAAGAATATGCTTTTGTTGACCAAGGAAATTGCGAAGGCACAGAGTAGCCAGGAAAGCCTTGAAAAGAGAGTGGATAGGCTTGAGAGTGATTTAAAAGAGGTTTTGATGCATGGATAATACAGTAAGCTATGTAGCATTTGAATCTCTTGGAACAAGAATGGAACGCACAAACAAAAGGCTATGGGTTATTATTCTTGTTCAGACATTTATCATTTTGTTCATGGGGATTGGAATCTTCATTTATAGTCAGCAATTCACCAAGGAAACAACCACAATGATAGAAGCTGAACAGGAAGGCTCAGAAGTCAACATTTTAGGATTGGGGGACATAAACTATGGCAACGCAGAAAGTCAAAGTGACACAGACCACTAAGTATGTTAAGAAAACAGGAGCCGGATATAAAACGTGTCCTACTTGCAAAGGCTCAGGCAAAGTCAAAAAGTAACCAATGAAGAAGTAGAGGCAGCCATAGATTCCTACATAATCAAAGAGTTACACAGAGAGATTCTGAAAAAGAAACTTTTTAAAAACATGACCTTTAAAGAGTTAGCAGCAGAGTATAAATACTGTGAAAGACACATAAAACGTATAGTCTCCGAAGGGGAAATGATAATATTCAAAAAGATAGAGCCGTGAGGCTCTATTTTTTATGTCACTTTTATGTCACTATCCATGAAAAGTATAAAGACTCATAATAAGTATAAAGGAGAGATGCTTATGAGCTTTATTTTCACAAATCCAAATCCCAAAGGCATATTTGTTGGTGATTGCACGATAAGAGCATTGGCCATCATATTGGAAAGGACTTGGAGAGATGTCTACACAGGACTTACCTTACAAGGCTTTGAATGTTGCGATATGCCAAGTTCAAACAGAGTTTGGGGAGAATATCTTAAAAACCAAGGTTTTAAACGGCACATTATTCCTGAAAACTATCCTTGTTGTTACTCGGTGAGAGACTTTTGTGGAGAACATTTTGATGGAAAGTATATTCTCTCTACCGGAACACACGTTGTTGCAGCCATATCCGGGGATTGGTATGACACATGGGATAGTGGTGACGAAACAGTAACCACTTATTGGGTAAAGGAGACAGAAAATGCTTAATAATTACTATCCACAGAACAATCAACAGTATGCACCAATACAAAACGGTCTTGTTTCTGTAAGAAATGAGATGGAAGCACGTTCCTATCCTATAGCATATGGCAATAGTGTCATGTTCAAAGACGAAACTCTTCCTTATATATATGTAAAAACCATGGGATTTTCTCAGTTGGAGCAGCCAAAGTTTGAAAAGTTTAAGCTTGTCAAAGAGGAACCGGAAGAAGAAGTCAAAGTAGCATATGCGGAACAGACAGAAGTCGATGCGCTTAGAAAAGAATTAGAGGCATTGAAAGAGTCCTTGGAAAAGAAGGTGAAGAAGAGTGAATAACATTTTAAGCATGATATCACAGTTCAGACAGAATCCCATGCAGATGCTTATGCAGAAGTATAAGATTCCTCAGAATATGAACAATCCACAGGAAATAATTCAGCATTTGCTTAATTCCGGACAAGTTACCCAGGATCAGGTAAACCGAGCAATGCAAATGCGGAACAATCCAATGTTTAAGAATATGTTTTAGGTATTAAGGGAGTGTACATACCTTGATATAACCGGCCATGCGCTTAAGAGTGTGGCCGCTAACCTTATTAATAATTAAAGGAGAAAAATTATGACAGACGAAGGAATGAACACAACAATGCTTGTATCCCCTAATGGAATGGGCAATGGATTCGGCAACGGCTTTGGTGGAGACGGATGGTGGATTATACTTTTAATCCTTCTTTTTGCCGGAAACGGATGGGGCGGTAATGGAAATGGCTTTGGTGGTGGAAACATCTATCCTTGGATGAACCAGGCTAACCTTACATCCGAAGGCTTTCAGAATCAGCTCATGAACGATAACATCACTTCTATTCGTGATGGAGTACATGGCATTTCCAATCAGTTATGTAACGGCTTTGCCGGAGTAGAACAAGGTGCAAATGCAAGACAGATGGCCAATATGCAGAGCATATTTGGCTTACAGAGTCAGATGGCAGAATGTTGTTGTGAAAACAGAGCCGGTATAGCAGACCTTAAGTATACAGTAGCAACAGAAAACTGTGCAGACAGAACGGCAGCATATCAGAACACAAGAGATATCATCGACTCACAGACAAGAGGCACCCAGGCAATATTGGATAAACTCTGTCAGCTTGAATTAGATGGTGTCAAGGCACAGGTTGAAGCAAAGAATGACAGAATTTCAGAGTTACAGACTCAGCTTAATATGGCCAACCTTGCTGCTTCTCAGATCAGGCAGACCGCAGACATTCAGAACAACATCGTTAATGAATTAAGAAGTTGTCCTATCCCGGCTCAGCCTGTATACGGCTCTCAGCCTATATTCAGTTGTCCTCAGAATAGCGGTTGCGGTTGTGGACAGTTTTAGGGGGTGTTGACATGGCAGAGTTTACCAAAAACGAAGTACAGACCGTACTTGCCAATCAGGTGGTAACACTTAACACAAGTATCGGATGCGGAAAGAACTATGTATACCACAGACCAGGAAGTGGAATTGTAACTCTTCGAGGAATCACCAATAATTGTTTCGCAAGGTATCAGGTAACATTCAATGGCAACATAGCCATACCGAGTACAGGAACACCCGGACCCATAGCAATAGCACTTGCGTTGGATGGAGAACCCATCTTGACGAGCAGAGCCATTGCACAGGTAGCAGCGGTTGCAACAGAACCGCCCACAACGGAAAACTTCTACAACGTAACAAGTACGGCAATAATCACAGTACCTAAAGGATGTTGCTTTAACGTATCGGTTGAAAACGTTTCGGAAGGTGCGACTCCTACTACTCCGGCTCCGGCTATCCTTGTACAGAATGCTAACCTCACAGTAACGAGAATAGCATAGGAAGGAGAGAGATATGCATAAGTTAGAAGAGTTAAGAGAAATGCTCATGAAAGAGCTTGAAGAGTGTACCAAGAAAGGCTTATCTTCCAATTCCTTGGATATCATTGATAAACTCACACATTCCATTAAGTCGATTGACACAATAATGGCTATGGGTGATTACTCACAGGACTCCGGCAATTCGTACAGAAGAAGCTACAGAAGAGGCAGAGACTCAATGGGTAGATATACTGAAGGCGGTATGTCATCAAGATATAGAGACAACTACAGAGACGATGGTTATAGCGGTGACGAGTACACAGAACTATACGAAACTCTGAGAAGCCTTCAGCAGAACACCAGGGATGAAGGTGCAAGAAAGATGGTAGAGAATTGGCTTAAGGAAATGCGCTAATTGTCATGAAATTGTCATGATTTTAAAACGTGCCGAAAATAAGCCATTCTGAAGCATAAGGTTATTTTTAAGTAATTTAACCTACATCAAAAAAGAAAAGGGCGAAATTCCTATATTTCAAGGGATTTCGTCTTTTTTGTTGCTCTTATAATCTTGTCAAAAGTAAAGGATAATTAAAGAAAATTAGCCACATTAAGGAAAATATTGTCATGAAATTGTCACAAAAGAAAGATGGCCACAACCATAAGGCCGTGACCATCTTCCATGAGTGCTTCCACTCGAACCTGAGCAAAATAATTATATCACACAAACAAATCCTGTGCAAATGAGTCCATTATTTGTTTTCTTCCGGCAGCAGAATTGGCAAGCATACTCTGCGTGTATATCATCTCAAGAGCTTGGCTTCCCTTTTCCCATCCACCAAGAATCTCTATCTCTCTCTTTGAATATCCCAAGTAAAATAATTTGGAAGCGAAATAATGCCGTAAGGCATGAACAGAAAACATAGGAATCCCCATCTTTTTGGTTGACTTGTTAATCCATGTGGTTATAGAATTAGGATATCCTTTGTAGGCTCTTCCCTGATCCTTAATCTTATCCGCAAGGGTCCGGGGGATGGGGACTTCCCTTGTTGAAGCGGTGGTCTTTGTGCTTTTGATTACCCATTGGCCATCCTTATCTCTTACCAAGGCTTTATTAATGGATACCACAGAATCTCTAATATCATCTGCGGTGACACAGACAATTTCAGACCGTCTTAAACCGCACACGGCAAGTCCTATAGCACATTCGTATTTTGTACTCTGTGCCATATCGAGAAGCCTACGCACATCCTCGTCTGTGGGGCAATACGGCTCATGTTTTATCTTCATCGGTAATTTAATCGTCTGCTCAAATTGGATGCCGTAGAAAGCCAATACGGAGTTCACAAAGTTATAAAATCCCACCACAGTATTGTATGCTCTATTGGATGCATACTCACTTATCATCTTTTGAAAATCGACAAAGGATATCGTTTCCAAATCCATCTTTTTAAACCAATCCGGAACAGAATTAAGCTTGCGGTTATACTCTGTGACAGTAGCCGGTGACAAAACAAGTTCCTTGGATGCTATGTAAGCAACGGCAGCAGACCTAAAGGACATCACAGGCACAGTTTTACCATTTTTGCGAGTAAAAACCTCGGAGATTGCCTGATCTATTTCTCTTTTGGTTGGCTTTTCATCAAAATAAAAGGAATTAGTCTTCTTATCTACAGTTTTTCTGACACGATAGGTGCCGGATGGTAGTCTTTCAATCTTCATTCTTGTTCTCCGCAGATAAAAGGTACTTTAGGTAAACAAGCAAATGCTCTTTATTTGATGGAGTGAGTTTATCAATAAGAAATTTTATCTGTGTATCCACATCAGCACCATTTTCATAGAGCAAGTCTGATTTTGGAATGTTAAAGTAATCAGCCAGGATAGCAATCTTTCCCATGCGAGGCATTGATGTTCCTGTACACCAATTGTTAAAGGTAGTGGGAGTCTCTCCGATATCCTTGGCTATTTCCTTTTGTTGCTTTCCGGACAATTGAACATAATGCCGGAGCCGTTTCATAAATATTTGTTTTAATTCATCTTCGGTCATAATGTCTCCTTTCCTATTAATAATATAGCATTTTTGGATTAAATACAAATTATTTTGGATTATTTGCAAAATTAGTATTGACAATCCAAATTACTTGGATTAATATAAAGCCATGAAAGGAGTTGAAGCCATATGAAAATATCTTTAAAAGCAGCAAGAGTCAATGTAGAAATGACTCAGACGGATATGGCAAAGGCTATCGGAGTCGATATTTCCACCATTTGTTCGTGGGAATCCGGAAAAACCGAACCTTCAGCCTCACAGTTAAGAAAGATATCCGAAATCACACACATTCCTATGGACTATCTTTTTTTGCCCTGTGAATCCAAATAAATTGAATCCAACAAAGGAGTAGTAAACCATGAAATCTATCATGCAAGCCGATGATGGCACTTGTTATCTTTGCAAATTACTTGAAGGGAATGATTGGCCGCAGCAGACCGAAGAGCATCACGCAATATTCGGCATGGGCAAAGGAAAAAGAGAATTATCTGAAAGGTACGGTCTTAAAGTTTATCTCTGTTTGAGACACCACAGGACATCCAAGGTAGCCGTTCATATGAATCATGAGATGGCTTATATCATTCAGGCACACGCACAGATGGCCTATCAGAGAGAACAGGCAAGAGGTAACAAGAAATTTGATAGAGACTTCAAGGATGTATTTGGAAGGTATTATCCGATGGAGAGTGATGAAAATGATTAAGGAAGTCAAAGAAAGGTTTTGTGCCTGGGTATGGGCAAAGCTGAAGCAGAAGAAAATCACGCAGAGGCAGATAGCCAAGATATTCCATGTCACACCAAGCAGAGTCTCACAGAAGTTGCGATCAGGAGACTTCACACTTGAAGAGATTATTTTAATCTTTGCGGTTGTGGGAGCAACAGAAAGGGAAATAGGGGAAGTTCTTTATGTCAAAGATTATCAATATAGTTTGTAAAGTTCTTATCGCCACATTCATTGTCTTAACAGGAATTGTGGTAATCAGATTTGCAAATCATGAAAAGCAATATCAGAAATGGCTTGCCGAGAGAGGGGTCACGGTCTGTGAAGAGTCACCGGCAGAGCGAATCTATTTAAGGGAAATGCCGTTAATCGAAACAACCAAGGCAGAGACCAGGGAAGTAATCGAGACATTTACCCCTATCGAAGAAATTCCTTTGGAAAGAGAGTATCAGGAACACATTCGTAACAAGTGTAAAGACTACCAAGTTTCAGAAGCTTATGTGTATGCCCTGATCGAGTCGGAGTCATCCTTCCGCAAGGGAGTGATTGGAGACGGTGGGAAGTCTGTAGGACTTTGTCAGATTAAAAGTTGCAATTGGGAAGAAATGGCCGAGATGGGTTTAAGCCATGAATCCGAGATGGATTGCATAACTTACTGTATCCACTTGGTACACAGGTACTTGGATAAGTATTCAAGCTATGATGCCGTAACCGCTTGTTATAAATGCGGAGAGTACGGAGCAAGTAAGCATAACTACTTCATAGCAGCCTGTGTGGGAATCAACGAAAGAACGGAATACTTTGAGAAATTGATGAAATGAAAAATCCCCTGTAAGCAGACAAGGGACTTTTCTAAAAGGATGCATTCATAATGAGTAAATGAATAGTTAAATCTTAATTTAATTATACAGAATGTATCCTCTAAAGTCAAGAAAAATGGCACTTTGGAGTGCCTTAAGTCTCGCTCAAAGTAATTATTTATTCAACCAAAGGAGTATATATCCAATGCCTTATGTAGAGGAGATATGTAAGGCCGGGTTAACGATAGAGGTAAGTAAGTATTTTACCTATAGGACACATGGAAAGGGAGTAAAGAGAAGTCCGAACACAGACAAGACTCCCGAAGCCATGAAGAAGTGCAACCAAAGAAGAGCCGGAATAAGGCTGAGACGATTGCTTAACACGAATTTTGAAGACGGAGATTACCTGATCCGATTGGATTTTCACAAGTGGAAGCCAATAGACAGTATCGAAATGCAATCGATGATAGCAACGGCTATACGGAGACTAAAGAGGACATATCAAAAAAACGGAATCCCACTTAAGTATGTGTATGTCAAAGAGGTTGGTAAAAGAGGCAGCAGACATATACACATGGTGGTTAACCGAAGTGATACGGAAATAATCCGCAAGTGGTGGGAATACGGTGGCATTCACATAGACCCATTAAACACGCAAGGCCAATATGGAAAGATTGCGGAATATTTCATCAAATATGCGAACACCACAGAAGAGACAGAAGGAAAGCTCATTGGAAAGCGGTGGTACGCAAGTCAAAACCTAAAGGAGCCGGAGATTAAGCACAGGATTATCAAGTCAAATTACTTCAAGGCTAATCCAAAAGAAATCAAAGGCTACTATCTCGATAAATCCTCAGTAGATTATGGAATCTCCGAAGAAACAGGCTATGAACATTTTACCTACACGTTAATCAAGCCGAGGAGTGACGATGACAGTTAATATCTACACTTACACAAATTCAGCACCAAATAAACATATAACAGGCTTTGCATTCGTAATCGAGTGTAATTGCCACACCATAACAAGAAAGGGAGCATACGAAGGTGCTTCCAAGAACATAGCAGAGGTTTATACGGTTTTAAACGCTTTGCACTTAGTAAAAAAGCCTTGCGAGATAAAGCTTTACACATCGGACTTTGTAAAGTCGGCAATTGACACTTGGATACCAAAGTGGAGAGAGCAAGGATGGAAAAATTCAAAAGGCTTACCGATGCAGATGGAATTTATAACGCTTCAGAGTCTTTTAAAGCCGCATAAAGTCTCAGTTAAATCGGGACATAACGAGTACACGGATTGGCTTAAAAGACAGGCAGCAGAAATGGAGAAGTGATGGAAGAATTTATGAACTTTTTTCAGAAAATCCCTGAGTTAAGGCTTTACATCAGATATTACAACGGCAGATGGATTATTAACGTTACGGCACCGGCGAAGACAGAATTTCACGGAAGCATGGAAGCCGCATACGGAATGGACATGAACAGAAACAAGGCCTTTGAGATGGCCTTAAACGGATTAAAAAACTATGTGAAAGGAGAAATTTTAACATGAGCATGAGATGCAGAGGAGTTTGCCGATTTTGCGGACAGGTAAAGGATGTAGTGGTTGGAAAACACTTAACCCAGGATGAAATCGACAAGATTGTAGCAAGCGAATGTGATTGTGACGGAGCAATAACAGAGAAGAGACTTGCAGATGATGCAGCCATGACGGAATCAAACATCAAAGAGTTGTTAGAGGAGCATCCGGCAGCAGACATACTGATTCAGCTTATTCCCTTAATTCAGCATTCATCGGTAGCAAGCGTAGCAATGCAATTAAACGAGACTACCAAGGTAACAATGAAGACCGATGCAAAGAATTGTCTGAAGGTAGCAAAGACGGTAACGGTGAAAACAGAAAGGAAGACGGAGTAAGGGTATGAAGTGGATAGTTTTATTGATTTTTCTGATTTGTGCTTTTGCATTTTGCGAAGGATTCAGATGGTACAGAAAAGGCTATGAAAAAGGCTTTGACGAAGGGTACAACGAAGCAATTAACGAGGCAATGGAGAGACTCAAATGATTATCGCAATTGAAGTAAAAACACACGCAACGATAGCCAAGTATCCTGACTCAGATGTAAAAGGCTCGGTTGTGGATGTAAGAGCTAAAGGATATTCCATAGTCGAGAACGAAGTTCTAAAAGACGGAAACATAATTATGTGGGTGAAAAGAAGATGGAACAGGTAAGTATTTTTGACATATTCCCCGAAGAGACACACTTATTCAAAACGGACAAGCCTATAAGACTTATCGAGTTGTTCGCCGGAGTCGGAGCGCAAGCAATGGCTTTAAGAAACATCGGAGCAGACTTTGAACACTACAAAATCTCTGAATGGGATGTCAATAGTGTCAAGAGCTACAGAGCCATTCACATGGGTTACGAATCGGTAGAGCCTTGGGGCAGCAGAGATGAAAACGCAGAGACTTTATATAAGTTTGGTGCATCACAAGACGGAAAAAGTCCCTTGAGTTTGGAGCAGATAAAGAACAAAGGCAATAAATGGATATGCCAAACCCTGGATGACTACAGAGTAACCCATAATATTGGCTCAATTACTCAAATATGTGGAAAAGACCTTGGAGTCAAGGACACAGACAAGTACACTTACTTACTTACTTACTTACTCCTTCCCTTGTCAAGACTTAAGTGTAGCCGGACTCGGCAAGGGCATGACCAAAGGGTCCGGGACTCGATCAGGACTCCTGTGGGAAGTGGAGAGAGTATTGCGAGAGTTGGCAGCAGAATTTGCCGAGATGCCTCAAATACTTCTCATGGAGAACGTGCCACAGGTAGTCGGAGCCGGCAACATGGATGACTTTAAAGAGTGGTTAAACTTCTTAAGCGGTATCGGCTATACCAACACATACAAAATTCTCAATGCGAAAGACTTTGATGTTCCTCAGAGCCGACAGAGATGCTTCATGGTAAGCGTTTACGGAAATTACAACGTGAAGTTTCCTGATCCTCACGAAACCACAAAGGTAATGGCAGATTTGCTTGAGGATGATGTGCCGGAAAGTTATTATTTAAAATCCGAAAAAGCGCATGAGCTTATTGACAAGTTAGTCCGTGAAAATAAAATCCTGACAGACAGACAGACAGACAGACAGACAGACAGACAATTAGCCTGTGCAACAACGCAGAGCCAATTGACACGGCATATACCGTCAAAGCAAGATGCAATGCCGGAATCCAAAACCATGATGCCGAAGGAAACGGAGTCTGTGAGATTACTTGGATGTCACACGGACAATGAACATCAAAGCACATCGGTCTATCATCCACAGGGACAATGTCCATGTATCGATGCAAACGAGTATAAACACGCAAAAAGGATTATCGAGTGTAATGAAGTTGATTTTTAGGGGGGGTATCAAGTTTGGTACTTCATGACCCACAAGAAAGAAACAATCGAGAAGCAAGAGCCGTATTCCATAAGCATCATGGCAAGAGATTTCAAAGGCATGAACAATCATGGAGCAAACATAGTGGTAGAGGTATATGAGCTTGAAGAAAGTGATAAATAAAATCATTACTGTCGGAAATATTGGGGGGGCGAAACACAGAGTAGAACAGTTTACCTTCCCGAAGGACAGAGTCCCACACTATGTAGCGGTATGAATCACGGCAACACGATTCCATACATTGTAGAGGTTATCGAGATTGAAGACGAATCTGATTTATAGGGGGGTGGAAAGTTCACAGTATGTTGACGGATAAACATCCCACCAGGGCAGAAAAAGAAAGCATTGCACAGGCAATTTTGTCAAGGGATTGGAAAGGTTTAAGAAATCACGATGCGAATGTAATCATCGAGATTTACGAGGTAACAGATGAAATTAGGTAACATATATGGCTTTGAAGGTGGAAGTTATGCCGGCAATGTATATGACATCAATTCCCTCTCCCCGGCACTTAATACCTGTGGTGGGGGGGCAGAGAGCCACACATAGTTGAAATGAAAGAGGCAGCAGACATGGATAAATGGATATGGGAGATAGGCGGTAAGAAATATCTGATACGCATCAGAAAACTGACACCAAAGGAATGTTGGAGACTTATGGGATTTACCGATGAAGACTTTCAAAAGGCAGCAGAAGTGAATAGCAATTCAATGCTTTATAAGCAAGCCGGTAACTCAATAGTTCCACAGGTTTTAAGTGCAATCTTTGAAAACTTAATAGGAGAGACCACATGAGATTTTTGCATTGGCTTTTAGAGAGCCGTAAGAAGAAATGTAAGTCCTTCTACGTAACGTGTAAGTATTTTGACGAATGCAAAGGCGAATTCGGTACAAGCTATGACAGAAAAGCAAGAAAACTTGACCGAATTGACGAAAAGATTAAACGTACCACCAAGAAGTTAGACCGACACATAGAGGAGTATAAACGCATAGCAAACACCATGAGGTAGGAAATGAACAACGCAGCGAATATTGAGATGCCCAATGTAAAGTGTCCGTTTATTGTAGGACTCACAAAGATGTCAATATCATGTGAAGGACTCATATGCGCTAAAAACATGATGTGGTTTGAAACCGACACGGCTAAAAGCGAATATGTGCAGAGATATTGTAATGAGTATCCCAATAAATGCCCATTAGCCAAATTGTTGGAGGCCAAGTATGACAATAGCACCGTGTAGAGATTGTACGAAGAGGGAAATCGGATGCCATTCCACTTGTAAAGATTATAAAGCATACCGAGCAAAACACGAATCGGACAAAATGAGAATCATTGAGGCAAAGGCACCAGGTATACAGATAAGACAACATAAACGAGACATGGTTGAGAAAGCGAGGAAAAGACATTGAAAGACATCAAAGCGGTAGTATTTAACATTCTGACACAGAAGCCGGAGACAAGAGACTCCGACAAGAGACTCTACATCGAGGTATGCAGACACAAGTGTCCTTCCTTGTTGGGACAGACTTTGGAAAGTGCATTTTTGTACGGCAAGTTACCCAATTATGAATCCGTAAGGCGGTCAAGACAGGACATTCAGGCTAAGTATCCGAATTTAAAGCCTTCAAAAACGGTACAGGAGTTTAGAGAAGACAGAGAAAGACAATTCATGATGGAGTTTGGAAGATGAAAATAATAATCATAATCATAATTTTATTTGTATTATACGTTTTAACGGCATGGTTTATGTATCAAGACGGATACAAGAACGGCAAGCACGATGGTGCGGTAGATGAGCAGATTGAATGCCAAAAGAGGATAAAAGAAGTTTGTGAAGAAAAAATGGAAGCCGTAAAAGCAAGTTATGCCAAAGGCTTGGAGATGGGCGAAAGAAACACGCTAAGACTCATTTCTCCACCACATCTTTATGAATTAAGCAAAAAGATGAAAAGAATAGCAGAGACAACCATATTGAGTGCCGATGATACTCTTGAAAACGCTAAGAAAATCACAGAGGCTCAAAATGAGTTGATATCGGAAATTGGGTCTTACATCAATTGCGAAATCGAGCGCACATATAAGGGTGAGTTTAAATACAAGGTATGGCTCAACGTAATAGACGAAAAAACCGATAAGGGAGAACCTTTTGACTTGAAGGAGCAGCAGACATGATTAATACGGCAGATGAACAGGAACAGATAAACAGACTTGAGAAGGCATACAAATTGTATGATGAAAGATACGATGTTTACAAAGAAGCCTTTTGGGCAGAAAAACATATCAAGCCGGGATATCTGTCACAAAATGACTCGTTATATTATCTGTGGCTGATAAACAAACTAAAGAAGCGCATCGAAAACTTGGAAGGAGCAATCAACACAATATCGTATAGCCTTGTTGAACCGAGATGCGAAGAGGAAAAGTGGTGCAATTTAGCCAAAGAAGAATGCATCAAAATGATAAAGGAGTACCTAAGTGAAAAAGGGGAAGGCATTGCAATAATAAGTGTATACCCACGAAAGGGGCAGCAGACATGACAAAAGAAAAGGCACAAATGTTATCGCAGATAAAAATCGACAAGATACATTTTGCCTGGGACAGATACGAAGATAAAGAGATGATATGCCCTAAGTTTGAGACCTTCCGCAAGAGTAGCAAAATTAATCCACATGATTTGCAAGTCTATGTTCTTTGTGGGGATCGGGAAAGAGAAGTAACAGAAGGGGATATGTACCGGATTCATTGGCTAAAAGACCACGGATTTGCACCATATGTAATGCTTTATGACAAGGAGCATCTTCCAAAGGGATGCGAGTTAAGGCAATTACAAAGGTGGGTAAATAACAGATTTATATTTTGGAGTACATCAACGTTTGCAGAGTATCAAAGGCAGCAGAAGTGAGGTAAAGCATGAATAAACGGCAAGCGAAGAAAGGCATAAATCCGCATGGTTCTTATCGAAGAATAAAAAAGGCATGGTGGTATCAAGTATATCCGACTCCACGATGGAGAAAGAGAGTCCTTTGGATTAAGAAACAATGGTCTTTTAGAAATTAAGGGAGAATAAGAATGAGAAAATGGGTAACATTCTATTACAGTTGCATAGATGGAATTGAAGATTTCAAAGTACACCCCGACATGGAAAGCGCATTGAAATACTTTAACCAAAATTGCAAAAAGTATTTTGCGGTAAATACGAATTTTAAAGCCGACAAGTTGCCTTGCTCTTATGGACTTGCCTTTCGCAAATATTATGGAATTTCGGCACAGAGTTTTAAAAAGCAATTTGGAGTCAGCATTGATGAAGCATTGATAGCAAATGCAGATAAGGGGGAATAAGTATGAAAAAAATAAATACCATAGCAACAGATGAAGAAATCGCAAAGTCCTTTATTGAGGATGTTGAAGCGGTAAAAGACCAATTACCTGAACCAGGATGCATATGTTGTGGGGATGACCGATTTAAGATAATTGCTATGGCAAAAGAGGACATTTTGAAAAGCACAAACATTGATACGAGTCCCGACGAAATGGCGGTGCTTGACAACATACTTTTTAGGTGTTGGCAAATGGGTTGGCTTGATGGGTATAGGGTGAAAGGAGATAAGAAATGAAAAAATGGGGATTCATGACAAAACAAGATATTGAAGATTGGCAGAATTTGCCGAGCGTTGAGCGAGTTTTAACAAGTGGACAGTTTGGATGTTTTGAAAATGATGTGGAATACAAACAAGTTTCTTTCTGATGAAAACGAGCGTCAGAAACGATTTTACGAAAATCAGATAAAAAACCTAAAGGAGCAGAATAATGGCAGAAAAAATAGACCGAGATAATTATTGTAAGGATTGCAAGCGAAGCATTTACGGAGAGTACAAAGATTGTGATGTAAACATTGAGAACAATGGTAAGTACGTTGCTCCACCCAACCAAGAGTGTGGCTGCAAGATAAAAGAGATTAAGCATGATTGCACCGATGAAGAAATTGCAAAGTCTTTTATTGAGGATGTTGAAGCGGTAAAAGACCAATTACCCGAACCAGGATGCATATGTTGTGGGGATGACCGATTTAAGATAATTGCTATGGCAAAAGAGGACATTTTGAAAAGCACAAACATTGATTCGAGTCCTGACGAAATGGCGGTGCTTGACAACATACTTTTTAGGTGTTGGCAGATGGGTTGGCTTGATGGGTATAGGGTGAAAGCAGATAAGGGGGAAGAATGAAAATAATATTTAACAGATTTGCAATAATTCCGTTTCATTGTACTGATTGCCACAGATATGTGTGGTTGGAGAAGTACAGAAAAGCGGAAGTGTCAACGGATTTTATCTATCCACCTTACGTTAAGGTGAAGATTTGTAACGAGTGCATCAAGCATTACAACATTAAGGGGAAAGAAGAATGACGATTAAGAGTCTTGCGAATTGTTTATCACACAAATACTGAGGAAAGGAGGTTCCGGTTTTTTCGTAAGACAAATTTAATAATAATGCCATGAAGAAAGAGTCAAGGAGCAGAGGCCTTGGCTCTTTTGCGTTAGGGGAAGAAATCAAGACTTCTTAAAAGTTATGATAAAGAAAAAAGGCACATCGGAAAGACGAGGAGTTTCTTATGAGACAAAAGGTAGAAGATTGGTTACAAGGAGATAAAAGGGTTTTATTGCAAGGTTGGAGCAGAGCCGGACTATTTGCTCATCAGATATGTGAGAACATGGGAATAGGCAGAACAACCTTCTATAAGTGGATAAATACGAATGCGGACTTTGCGAACATCATAAAAAATAATAAAGATGTGTGCGACTTTGATGTAGAGAATGAGCTTTATAAGAATGCACACGGCATGAAGGTGACAGTAAAAGAGCCTGTGAAGCTTAAAACTATCAAGTATGACAAGACCACAGGCAAGAAGATAAGTGAGACAGAAAAGGTAGTCCTTGTAGAGAAGGAAGTCTATATCAAGGCAGATACAATGGCTCAGATGTATTGGTTAAACAACCGAAAGCCTGGGGATTGGAGAAACAAGGGCAAAGACATCGACAAGGAAATAACTGAAGAAAATAGCGGTCTTATTGAGATTCCGGCGGTGATGGAAGCGGTGATGGACGATGAGTAATACCATATGGACGCCGCAGCCAAAGCAAGCCATTTGGATGTCAAGGTGGGAAGACGAATCCTTATATGGTGGAGCAGCCGGAGGCGGTAAAAGTGATGCCATGATTGTAGAGGCAATCAGACAGGTAAATATTCCGCACTACAGAGGAATAATCTTCAGAGATACCGTACCACAGTTGGAAGCTCTGATGAGCCGAAGCGAGGAATTATATCCAAAGGCATTTCCAAAGGCCAAGTTTAATGAAAACAAGAAAGTGTGGAAGTTTCCGTCCGGTGCCAAAGTTTTTTATGGCTATATGCAAAGGGATCAGGACAGATTCAATTACCAAGGTAAGCCGTATGACTTCATAGGCATGGATGAGTTAACACACTTCAGTTATTTGCAATATAACTACATGAAGTCAAGAAACAGACCTAACGGTCCGGGAACAAAAGTGTACATGAGATTCACGGCCAATCCTGATGGCAAAGGCATGGGATGGGTAAAGACAAGGTTTGTTACTCCGGCACCACCAATGACAACCATTTGGGAAGAAGTCAATGTCAAGATGCCGGATGGCTCTGTGAAGAAGATGAAGCGAAGTAGGATTTTTGTTCCGTCAACGGTTTTCGACAATAAAATTCTGCTCGAAAATGACCCCAATTACCTTGCCACATTGGCCTCTTTGCCCACGGCAGAAAGGAATGCTCTTCTGTATGGCTCATGGGATTCCTTTACAGGACAGGTATTCTGCGAATGGAGAGATGACCCTGAACACTACAAAGATGGCAAGTGGACTCATGTAATAGAGCCTTTAGACCATATACCGGACTCTTGGCAGATATACAGAGGCTTTGACTTTGGTTTTGCAAAGCCATTTGCGGTCAATTGGCTTGCGGTAACACCAAGCAACAAAATCATTTTGTTTAAGCAATGGTATGGCTGCAATGGAGAGCCAAACCAAGGATTGCAGATAAATCCCTATGAGATAGCCAAAGGCATCAAAGAGCTTGAAGAAAATGACCCATTGCTTAAAGGCCGTAAGATATACGGAATTGCAGACCCTTCCATATGGGACAAGTCAAGAGGCGAATCTGTACAGGAGATGATGATAAAGAGTCCTTACTTTGTAACCTTCAGACCAGGAGATAACACAAGAATTCCCGGAAAGATGCAATTCCATTACAGACTTGCATTTGATGAATATGGAGATTGTATGTTTCAAGTAACAAGTAATTGCAGAGATTTCATAAGGACATTCCCTATGCTTGTGTATTCACAGACAAAGCCGGAAGACATCGATACCACAATTGAAGACCATGACTATGACTCTGTGAGATATGTTTTAATGGCACATCCGATAGCACCACGCACGAATGTGCTTGAAAAGATTGATTGGAATGACCCTCTGAATCAGAGGATCAGGCACAATACAAGTTCACTAAATTATTATTCAAACTTATAAGGAGAGACAAATGGATATTGAAAGCTTAGTGATTGCCGAAAAACAGAATGAAGCGATTGCCCAGGAAATGACTAATCGTCAGCATGATGAGACAAAGCCGACAAGTCTGAATGTAATAGGCAAAAATGAAGTAGAAGAGGCAATGAAAACATTGCTTGAGTACAAACAGGAAAAGGCCAATCTTGAACAGAGACTTGTTGAAAACGAGAAGATGTGGCGAATGGCACATTGGGACTTGTCCGGAGATACCACAAACCGCATAAAGCCTAAGTCGGCATGGCTTGTGAACACAGTAATTAACAAACACGCAGATGCTATGGACAATTTTCCCGAAGCAAACGTGCTTCCGAGAGCAGCAGATGACGAAGAAACGGCTAAAATCCTCAGTAAAGTGCTTCCTGTCATTCTCAAGCAGACCAAGTTTGAAAAGGAATATTCAGACGAACAATGGTACAAAGAAAAGAATGGTACCGGAGTGTACTCTTGTACTTGGGACAACGAAAGAGACAATGGCCTTGGCAACATCTCGATAAAGTCCGTAGGACTTGGAAACATTTACTACAAAGGCGGTAAGAAAGATATACAGGAAAGTCCAAACGTATTCTTTGTACGAATGATGGACAATGATTTCATCAAAGAAAATTGGCCTGATGCCAAGTTAGATTTTGACAGTAGCACACTTATGAGTGTAGACATCTACAATTCTGACGAAAGAGTCGATACCACCAAGCAGAGTGCGGTAGTGGATTGGTACTACAAACGTAAAAAGAGAGTGATAGACGAGATGGGCATACCAAAGGTTATCACGATTCTGCATTATTGCAAGTTTGTAAATGGTACAGTTTTGTATGCTACAGAGAATGACCCGGAGCTTGCAGACAGAGGATGGTATGACCACGGAATGTATCCCTTTATCTTTGATGTGCTTTATCCGATGGAAAATTCTTGCACAGGATTTGGATACATCGACATGATAAAAGATGACCAAATGTTTATTGACAAGATGCAGCAAGCATTCTTGGAGAACACGGCATGGAACGCAACACCAAGAGCAGCGGTAAGACAGGATGTGGGACTTAATGAAGAAGAGTTCTTGGATGTATCCAAGCCACTTGTCCACTTTGAAGGCAACCTGGGCGAAGATGCCTTCAGACAGATTCAACCTAATCCATTGCCACCAATATATCAGAGTGTGTTCCTTGAAAAGATTCAGGAGATGAAAGACACATCCGGAAACACGGCAAGTTCACAGGGACAAGCATCAAATGTAACGAGCGCAAGCGGTATTGCTTCACTACAGGAAGCAAGCGGTAAACTCTCAAGAGACTCCAATAAGGCTTCTTACAGAGAGTTTGAAAATCTTATGTACATGGTCATCGAGCTTATAAGACAGTTCTATACAGAGCCGAGAACATTCAGAATCACAAACGAGATGGGACAAAGGGAATATGTCGAGTTTGACAATTCCGGTCTTATGCCTCAGCAGAACATCATCGGCTCAAGAATGCCAATGGTAGACATCGAAGTCAAGCCTCAGAAGCAGAGTGCATATAGTAAAGAGTCTCAGAATCAGACCGCAATCAACCTTTACAATTTAGGTTTCTTTGCTCCAAACAATGCAGATGCTTCCCTTGCGTGTCTTGACATGATGGACTTTGATGGAATTGAAAAGGTCCGGGAGAATGTATCAAAGAATCAGACTCTGTTTGACATGGTAATGCAATTGCAGATGCAGATGGCTCAATTATTAGGAGCAGACCCTAACATGGTACAGGCTCCGGTACAGACACAAGCAAGAAGAGGACAGGTACAAGAAAGTAAAGGCTCATTATCAAGTCAAGCGGCAGCAGCAACGAGAGGAAGTGCATCACCTGTATGACAATAGCAGAGATCAGGACTAAGAAGAACATAGACATATGCATACATGGCCATAGTGGGTACGCAGACATAGGACATGACATTATCTGTGCCGGAATATCGGCATTAAGCCAAGCATTCTGTATGGAAGCAGACAATGCCGAGATAAACACAGACGATGGATTCTTGAGTGTGGCAGCAGAAATGACACCAAATAACAAAGTCAGATTAGATATGCTTGTAAGCGGTCTAAAAGCCATATCTGAAGAGTATCCACAGTATTTGGAAATTTTTTTACAAGAATGAGAGAGGTAGGGGAAGAAATTCCCCTACTTTTCAATTTATGCTTAATTTAGAGTTAAAAAACTCAAGGCACATCGGAAAGACGAAAGGACAAGAAAATGAAAGAATTCAAACTTAAGCTACAGTTCTTTGCTGAAGGCGGTGATGGTGCCGGAACCGGAGCCGAAGGAAGCAATCTTGGTGAATCTGTAGGGGCAGAAAACGGTCTCGCCAACCAAACAAAAGGTGATTTGTCTAATGTGATTTATGGAAAGGCCTCCATGACACAGGAACAGACCACAGGGGAAGAAGCCAAGACTCCCACGAAGACGAAGGCACAGGCATTCGAAGACCTTATCAAAGGAGAGTACAAAGACGAATTCGCAAAGCGTACCCAGGGAATCATCGATGAGAGATTCAAGAAAACCAAGGGAATCGAAAGCGAATTGAATGACTTTAAAGCCATTGGTCAGAGACTTTCCGAGAAGTACGGTGTAGATGCCAATGACAAGAAGGCTTTGCTTGCAGCCATTGACAATGACGAATCTTTCTACGAAAAAGAGGCCTTGGAAAAAGGACTCACAGTTTCTCAGTTAAAAGAGATGAAAAAAATCGAGAGAGAAAATGCAGAATTAAGGGAAGCAAAGCGAAAAGCCGAAGAGAAGGAAAATTCCGAAAAGATTTACTCCGATTGGTTGCACCAGGGAGAAGAGCTTAAACAGAAGTATGGACTTCAGGATTTTGACCTTGCAAAAGAAGCAGAAAACCCGGACTTCTGTAGAATGCTTGAGATGGGAATATCACTTGAGAGTGCTTACAAGGCAATCCACATTGATGACATGATAGGCGGTGCAATGGCCGCAACGGCACAGAATGTGCGTAAGAGTATTGTCGATAATGTGTCAAGCAGATCAGGAAGACCTTCTGAAAATGCAGCCTCGTCTCCAAACTCGCAGATATTTAAAACGGATGTCAATAGTTTGACTAAGGCAGACCGTGAAGAGATTGAACGCAGAGTCATGAGAGGAGAAGAAATAACATTTTAATCCTTTCGTGACCGAAAGGAGAAAATATGAGACACAACAAGCTTTTGGCAAAGCACTTTGATTTGCAGAGATTTGCGAATCCCAACACACAGACTACCCTCATGAATGGACTGAGTCCTTACTCTAATGACTTAAGTCCTGAAATGAAGACCTACTATGAGAAGAGACTTATTGACCTTGCAGAGCCGGAATTAGTACATGACCAGTTCGGTGACTCTTATCCTATTCCTCAGGGAAGCGGTAAGACCATTGAATTCCGTAAGTACGATTCTCTTCCCAAGGCATTAACACCCTTAACCGAAGGTGTTACACCCGATGGCACAAACCTTAACGTAACGGCTATCAACGCTACAGTATCACAGTACGGTGCATATGTAACTGTATCCGATATGTTAAAGTTAACCGCAATCGATAACAACATCGTTCAGGCATTACATCTGCTTGGCTCACAGGCAGGCCGTACCCTTGATAGCATCACAAGAGATGCTCTTGCCGGTGGTACAAACGTAATCTATGCCGGTGGCAGAGCATCAAGAAGCAACCTTACCACAAGTGATACACTTACACCTGAGTATTTCTTTATGGCAGCAGCTCAGCTTGAAGCAATGAATGCTCCCAAGATTAACGGCTCTTATGTAGCCATCATCCATCCTTTCGCAGCATTTGACCTTATGAGAAGCTCCGAGTGGATTAGCACACATCAGTATGCTTCCGCAGAGAACATTTTCAATGGCGAAATTGGTAAGATAGGCAATGTACGTTTCGTACAGACATCCGAGGCAAAAGTTTGGAAGGCAGCAGCAGACAATTGTCCCTCTTACTCCGAGTCCGACACAACCAAGTATTACGGTGTATTCTCGACTCTTGTACTTGGTGCAAAGGCTTATGGTAAGACCAATGTTGAAGGCGGTGGCTTACAGACTATCGTTAAGCAGCTTGGATCAGGTGATGACCCTCTGAATCAGAGAGCAACAGTAGGTTGGAAGGCTACCAAGGTAGCAAAGAGACTTGTAGAACAGTACATGGTTCGTATCGAGTCCCTTTCTGCATATTCAAAGAGTGTTGCCGCTAACTAAGGAGGCAATATGAGCGAAAAAGAAGTAAAAGGCGCAAAAGTAGATGAACAGGCACAGGCTAATGTAGCACAGACCAATGATCAGGCTGATGTAGCACAGACCAATGAGCCGGAGCCTAAGAAGGCTAAGAAGGCTGAAAAGGAGTCGAAGTCAACCAACATCTACAACGCAGAATACTACGAAGTAGAGTTAGAGCTTTCCGAAAACAAGAAGGATGATGTGGTGGTAATCATCAACGGAATGTCCTATCAGATTAAACGAGGCGAAAAGGTTAAAGTCCCGGCAGCCGTTTATGAAATTTTGGAAAACTCAAGAAAGATGGATGCTCTTGCGTTTAAGAGAACACAGGAGATGGCCAAAGACTTTCAGAAGTAGTTTCTTACGGAAGGGGGTACGGAAAATTCCGTATCCCCTTTTTGTTAGAAGGGAGAAATAGATGAAAATTATAGACTTACTGACAGAAATAGACGAGCAGAAGCCAAACACATACACCCAGGCAGACAAATTAAGATGGTTAAGTGTCTGTGAAGGTAAAATCATAGATTCCGTATTGAGAAAGCATATTCCGGTGTATTCGGAAGAGTTTAATGGCTACACGGCAGCAGACCTGTCAACAGAGCTTTTGGTTCCGGACACATACGTTGACTTATATAAGTATTACATTTATGCAATGATAGATGCCACAAACGGAGAGACCAAAAGATACGAAGGCTCAATGCAATTGTATAACATGATGCTCAAGGACTATACCGATTGGTACAACCGCACACATATGCCTGTACAAGTCGGAAGAATGAGGTGGTAATTATGTTTTTGGACAGAGTTACAAACGTAAACGATAACCTTACAATGGTTGCCAATTTTCTTGGTCTTAATAAGAATCTGAGAATCAAAGACGGAGAGTTTTCTGCAATGTTAAACATAACAAACGATTACTTTCCGGCCATTGGGAACAGAAAGAAAAGAGGCATCATCAATCATCTTACCAAGCCACAGGGAATCTGTGGCGGTAAGTATTTGATTTACGTTGACAATGACAAGCTTTACATCGATGAGTCAGAGATTTTAACCTTATCGGATGATTATGACAAACGTACCCTTGTTATGATGGGTTCGTTATTGTGCATTTTCCCTGATGGAGTCATCTACAACACGGATTCACATGAAACAACCTATGTCAACAATAAGGTAGTAACCGCAGCAGCACCAACCTTTACGCTTTGCAAACTTGATGGAGAGTCCTACACAAACGTAGTAGAGAGTGCAACGGAGCCGGTAGACCGTACAAAGTATTGGATTGATACATCCAAGAGTCCTGTGGTTATGAAGATGTACAACACCAATGACTCACAATGGGTATCGGTGGCCACAACGTATGTAAAGGTTGAAGCCACAGGAATTGGGTCCGGGTTTAAGCCTTATGACTCAGCAGAGTTTAGTGGCATAGACGATGACTTCACTTACAATGGATACGATTTTAATCAGACAAATATTATCTACGATTGTGGGGATGACTTCCTGATCCTTGCCGGACTCATCAATACTTCACATACCAATAGCCAAGTAATCACAATCAACAGAGAAGCACCACAGATGGATTTTGTCTGTGAGTCTAACAACAGATTGTGGGGATGCTCCTCAGAAAATCATGAAGTGTATGCTTGCAAGCTTGGAGACCCTACCAATTGGCGGTCATATGCCGGACTTGATACTGACTCTTATGCAGCCACAGTAGGCACACAGAATGTCTTTACCGGAGCCGTAGGCTTCATGGGAAGTGTATTTTTCTTCAAAGAAGATGGATTCCACAGATTATATGGCAATAAACCTTCAAATTTTGAATTGCAATGGAAATCATGCAGAGGCATTCAGCCTGGTAGTGAAAAGTCTATCGCAATGGTAGATGAATTCATGTGTTGGAAAGCAAGAGATGCGGTAGTTATCTATGATGGCTCAGTTGAAGCCATTTCCAATGCCCTCGGAAACATTCCGTACTATGATGCCGTAGGCGGTGGCTATAGAAACAAGTATTATCTCACCATGAGAGAAGAAGACGGAAATCCGAAGTTATATGTGTATGACATCACAAAAGGAACATGGGTAACAGAGGATGGCATCAATGCCTTGTATATGGCATATGCAAATAATGGCTTTTACATCATCACAGACGATTATGACCTTTGGGTAGTAAACAACGAGAAGATTTACACCAAGACCTATCCTGAAGATACCTTATATCCTGAAGATACCTTATATCCGGGAAATACGGCAGAGGGATTGCTTGAAGAGGACATCAATTGGAGCATGACAACAGGTGACATCGGCATGGATTCGCCTTATCAGAAATATATTAAGCGCATTGATGTCAGACTCATGATAGACGAAGGTGCAAGTATTTTGTTTGAAGTCGATTATGACTCTTTGGAAGAGTGGAAAGAAGTATATAGATACACGGCCACAAGAAAGAGAAGTTACACAGTTCCGATTCCTGTAGGCAGATGTGACCACATGAAACTTAGGATGTCCGGCAAGGGAGATGTAAGAATCTTCTCAATCGGAATCATCAGAGAGGAAGGTTCAGATGGAAATACTTAACTCCGTCAACATCTCGGTTACCAACAAGACAAACGAGGAAAATATACAAGCTATTAAAGGATGGATGGCCAACACCACAGAGACAGTAAACTTTTATATGACTCAGATGATGGACAGGCTCGATTCCCTTGAAAAAGAAATTAAGGAATTGAAAGGAGAATAGTACATGGCATCAGTTGACTACTTAAACAGACTAAGAGACTTAAAAGTGCCGACATACACAAGTCAGTATGGTGGTGTAATAAGCGGTCTGATGGACAAAATCGTTAATAGGCAGCCATTTTCATATGACTTTAACGCAGACCCTATATTCCATCAGTACAAAGACCAATATGTCAAACTCGGCAAGGAAGCCGCAATGAATGCGGTAGCGAATGCATCAGCATTAACAGGCGGTTATGGCAATTCATATGCGGTTACCGCCGGAGCGCAAGCAAATCAGCAAGCATTGAGTGGACTTAATGACATAATTCCTCAGTTACTCAATTCGGCACAGAAGAAGTATGACACAGATACCAATGCCTTACTTACTCAGTATGACATTTATAACCAGGCAGAACAGGACAATTACGGCAAGTTCCGTGACCAAATGTCCGATTACAACAACGAAAGAGCTTATTTGACCGAAATGTACAATGATGCCTTGGCACAGGAAAACTACGAAAAAGAACAGGCTGAAGAGCAGAGAAGATATGAGACAAACCTTGCCCTTCAGATGGCAAAGCAAGCAAGCAAAGGCGGTAGTGGATCAGGCAAAATGCCAACAGGTACACTTAATCCTGTAGCAACATCGATATTAGCCGGAGCCGCAGCAACCCAATATGGAGCAAAGAATTTAAGCAGCGCAACGCAGAAGACACAACCACAGAATACAGGCTATAGAGACGCAGCCTTAACAAATCAGGCTATTAACGTATTCAACAATTCAAGGGATATTAAACAGGTTGAAAACCTTTTACAAAGCCAGGTTAACAAAGGCAAGCTGAGTGAGTCAGAAGCGGTAGATTTACTTGACGATATCATTAAAAAATTGAGATAAGGAGATTCATATGTCTTTGCTTGATAAATACACACAGAAGTACGGCAACGTAGCGAAAGTAAACAGTTTAAGAAAGCATGAAGATTGGATGCCCAAGACTCCCATGAGCAACGAAAAAGCTTCAAACATAAGCGCAGCCGAAAAATACTTAAAAAGTTTGGATGAAGACACCAAACAGACTCTTGAAGGACAGTATAAGTTAGGTGGAATTGCAGACCTTAACACATACAACAAGGGAAATAACATTTTCAGCAAGATATTTGGCGGTAAAAGCAATGTAAATGAGGCACAGAACACTTACAACGCAGCAAGGGACATTCTCAAGGCAAGAGATTATGAGCAGAAACGTGAGTCTGTGGTCCGGGGATACGGCAAACAGGCTTATGATGCCATGAATTCTTATTTGGAAAACAAATCCTGGGCAGATGAATTTGGACATCTTTCCAAAGAAGGTAAAGACTATTTATCCAAGGCCAAACAGAATCTTTCCACACTTAAGGCATTGGGCATTGAAGGTGATGACCTTAAGAAGTATCAGCAATACATTAAAGAGTACAGAGACATTAAAGCTACAGAGCAAAGAGAAAAGGAAATCCGCAGAAATGTTCAGGGTAGTCCTGTGGGCATGGGTACACTTCTCACGGCAGCAGACATAGCCTTATCTCCTGTAAGTGGTTTTGTGGCAACGGCAGAGGCTTTAAAGAGACCTTTTTATGCAGACAAAGAAGCTCCTGTTAACACATATTCAAATCTGTATGCCCTTTCAAATGAAGAAAGAGCAATCGAACAGAGTGTATCAGACCAAATCGACAGTAAAGTAGGC